CAACACCAGAATCTATGGCCGATATGTTTGCTGGTATGGGGAATATTTTACCTTTAGAGTTCCGCCAGCAATTGTCCGATCTCGCTAATCAGATTCCGGAAGATGAGATAGTACCAGTCAATCCAAGTCTTTGTGCGACTGAAGAACAACTGGAAGAGTTCTGTGAGGCTCGTTCTGCTATTCTTGGAGGTAGAGCATCGCCAGAACAAATCTCTGCTTTGTGTAATAATCAGTTTGATCCGAATGATCTTGGCGACCTTCAATCGGTTTTGGAAGGTGGTTTAGACAACTATATCGCCAACAATATGCCGCCTATTACCAGCGATCCCGGTTGTGATAATGGTTTGCTGCCATACGAGCCAGAAGAAACAGTACAAGCCGTAACCGCTGGTTTAGGCAATGATTTAGAGTTGCTAAAAGTCGATTATTCTACCGACATGCTTGGTAATGGGCCATTAGAGAAAAACTGGGGTCTAATGAATATGATGATGTCGGATACAGAAGGTATGCCTTTGACCGCACATATTCGCAAAACTCAGTTCAATCCTCTATATGTCGATGAATACGGAACCTTCTTTCCAGATCCAAAAGTTATTGTAGCCGCTGGGCTTGTAAATCCCGTTGCTGCCTTTGCTTTGAACTTATTGAATAATAAAAATAAAAGCGGTGTATTCCCTACAAAGGTGTCTGCTTTCTTACAATACTATATGAACGGAGAAATCCAACCATATGACGACTTTATCGCCATTGACTACAATAACAAGGTGACACCAGAATATACAAAAACTATTGATTTGGATTACAACACATACGGCGAAGTTTCTCGTCCGTTCTTGGCGGACAACACTTACAATGTATCGATGGAAAATGTCTATTCTTCCGACAATGGCGCGTTAGTAGGCGTTGAGGTATTCTATGGAGCCAGAAAGTCTCAGGCAGATATTATGCTTTCATATAGCGATTATGCCCGTGGATACAAGCAGTTTGGCGAGTCTGAATACGAATACGGATTTGACATCGAAGGCTTCTTGTCCGAAGCTTCCGGATCCACAACTCTACTTTATAGCGACAATATGAGAGTTCAGATAACTGAACGAGTCAATAGAGCCGCTAAGAGTTACGATGATAAGACAACTGCGGAAATAGAGTTTAGCGGAGATGTAGATAGTCTAAATGGAGGAGATTTCGAAAGTCTAAATGAAGAAGATTTCGCGCAAGCAGACAACTCCGAACAAAATGCAGATTTAGATATTGATAGCGGTGTAGAGTTCAACTTCTTATCTGTCGATGATACTTTTGCTGATTTTGAGGAGATCTTGGAAGGCTATACAGAATTCCAAAACTCCTTCGGCAATACCTCTTTGGGACAGCCACAAGATGTTCTAATGAGAGAGATTATCAAAAAGCAAAATCCTTTTAGTCGTGCTGCTTTCAGCACCGATCAGATGAATGTCATTCGAGAAGACATAACTAAAAATGCTATTCAGAATATCTATACAAAGATCGCTGACATCAACTCCGAAGTCTCTGCTTGGAGTTATGGCCGAGTTGCCGAGACACTAACACAAGAAGACTTGGATTATGGAATCAACGACAACGGCACCTTTGTATTATACAAAGATACTGGTCTAACAGATGAAGATATGGTATTGGGTATTTCGCGAGATCAATATAATAACGAAATGTCCGGTACTTTATCCAGTACAAGAGTATTTTACTTAGATCCAGAGCAGTTTGGCGGTTCTTACAAAAAGCCCGGTATTTATATGAAACCACCCGAATTCAAGGGTTGGTTTGGTCTTATCGATGTGTTATTCCCCGACTATAGCCCTTGTAAGCCACAATCTACCGATTTGATTGACTTTGGTTCTATCAAGGATAAGATTGATGAGATTTACCCAACTATTCCAGAGGATGAAAGACTAAAATCAGATCCGGATTGTATTGTAGAACTACCATACAATCGTGTTTTAGAGCGACCAGCAAAGGCTGCGATGGTTGGATTGATTATGGCTGCATGTAGAATATTCGCCAGCGCTCATGTCATTAAGACACTACCAACATTTGCTACTTTCACTCCCAACTTTCCAGAGGTTTATAGTACGGCATACGCTTCATATATCTTGGAAAATATGAAAAAGTCTTTCAAGAATGCGAGAGGAGCAGATTGGGAGTTATTCAACGGATTTAGCGACGAAGACTTCTGGTATGGATTTTTAGAGCAGTCCGTTCAGATGTATTCTTACAGAATCGATAATGGCGAAATAGAACCTCCGCAGTCTGTTTTGGATGCACTGATCCGACTAAATAATCTACAAGAAGACTACGATTATCCCAAGTCCCGTGCTGATGTTCGCGGCAGTATCGGCATTTTACAGACTCTAAAGAACTATCGCTTAGAAAAGAACTTGGAAGCAGTCAAAGAAACAGAAGATTTGGCTGAGTTGGTATTGAAAGAGTGGATCATAGAGCAGCTAAACTTTATGGCTCAAAAACTAATCAAGAACTTGGAGACGATTGGCTTTGAGGCTGAAGTCAAGGATATACAATACTATTTCTTAGAAAACTTTGTTGCTGGCTCCAAACTAACAATCAATAAAAATATCGATAGTTATGGAAAGGTACAAGCACAATACGGAGATCTACCAACAATTCCTTGGGAAGACAACGACGAAGCAGAAGTCATAACAGTTGGCGGAGAAGAGATCCCTTCGTATTACACATATGGCGGAGAGTTTGTAATCTACGCTCTACCAGAATACGAAAGAAATCCCGGTGTATATGAGGAAGGGCAAGAATATGTCGGGCCTTATCACGTTCATATCAACGATATAGGCGATGTTGTCTATATGGTTGGCGAACAACATAGCGACACACAGCATCCAATCCTACAGCCATTATCAAATGTTATGTCTGTTCCAATCGGAGATGTTGCGGAGCTAGACTCCATAACAGATCCCGGCGACAAATCCTTTGTTATTGAGAAATATATTTCTATTAACAACGTGAAGTACGATACAACTACCGCTGTCAATAATATAATGTCTAATTCAGATTTGGGAGCTTTGGTGTCTGAAGTTTATCCCGGCACTATGAAACTTGTAGAGTCCGATGGCAGAGCCGTAGGTATCGAAGGTGAACTTGGATTGCGTTATGGATTGAAGTTATCAATAGTTGTTGAAGGTTCTAAATATGATTTCACCAGCGTAGAAATCGATGCTTTGGATTTACCTCTAAAAGATTTTAAGACATTATCTGCAAACAGCGTATTGCTATATTGTTTAGTGAAAGAGTTGAAGAACGATCCTTCGTATCAGTTGCTAACCAGATATATTGTTCCTCTGCCAAAGTTTATTTCTTTGGCTGCGATTTACAATGATATGGGTATGTTGCCTTCTATCGGTCAGATTGTGGTTCCAAAGCAAGAGTTGCTACAAACCAATATTGATGACATCTTAGCCTCTCTTCCCGGTGAGTTGCCGGAAGAAGTAAACACCGTTCTCGAAACAATTACAACTGCCGATCTCGAACTCGACCGCATCAATGGCGCATGGGCGCACCCAAGAGATAGAAAAAACCGAAAAGGTGTGTTGGTATTATCGTGGGATAACTGGGGAAGAGAGTTGTTGATAAACTCCACCAGCAGAATTAAAAAGTTATTCAAGACTTACTACAACTCTCGTGATTTCGATGTTGGTGAAATCGCTAACTCTACAGACGGCCCCGGAGAAATCTTCTTGAAAACACTGAAAGAACGTATGAAGCCAGCCCCCGGACGACAAACATTGCCTTGGCATCTCAAGCGCCGTTTCAAAGATAATCCCTTCAATTCTCTCGGCGAGTTGTGCAAAAAAGAAGATGTTTGATACTTATTATGAGGTAAGACTAAATGGCTTTTCAACCACTAATAATCGATGGTGACCTAAACAACGTTAGTGACAATAGTGGATATCACCTAATATCAGACATAAGAACCAATATCAAACAAAATCTAAAAATGTTGGTTCTAACAAGTCCCGGCGAAAGGGTTATGGATCCCAACTTTGGCGTTGGTATAAAAAGATTTTTGTTTGAGATGGTAGACAATGAAGTATTTTCCCGCATTGACTCAAAGATAAGAGATCAAATAAAGATTTATATTCCTTATGTCAGCATCAATCGAGTCAGATTTCAAGAATATCCTGAGAAGCCGAACGCTATCAAACTATCTATTGAGTATAGCGTTCCAAGATTGTCTCTCAACGATGTGCTAACGCTCTTATTATAGTAAAAAAGACAAATACACTATTTATTATTGAGGTAAATGTATGGCTGATCAGAAGAAAATAGTACCCATTAATTATACTAACAGAGAATTTGAGACGATCAAGAGAGACTTGACTCAAATAGCAGAAAGATTTTATCCAGATACTTTCCAAGATTTCAGCCAAGCAAGTTTCGGATCTATGGTACTTGATTCGGTATCTTATGTTGGAGATCAGTTATCATTTTATCTAGATTACAACGTCAATGAGTCCTTCCTCGATACTTCATATCAATACGAGAATATCGAAAGACACGGAAGAATCTTAGGCTATAAAGGTGGCGGTCGAGCATCTACATTTGGAAAAGTCGCATTATACGTTTTGGTTCCAGCCTCTCCAACTGGTTTGGGGCCGGATCTAAACTACATTCCTATTTTGAAGAAAGGAACAACTTTCAACGCTACTGGCGGTGGAAGTTTTGTTCTAATGGAGAACATCGACTTTTCCGATCCTGCAAACCCTGTTATTGTCGCTCGTAATAACTCTACGACAGGCGCTCCCACTTACTACGCGATCAAATCATATGGAAACGTTGTTTCTGGTAGATACGGCGTTGAAAGAGTTACGGTAGGTGCTTACCAAAGATTTCTAAATCTGACACTATCAACCAGAAATATATCCGAAATCATTTCTGTTTTTGATAGTGAAGGAAACGAATATTATGAAGTCGAGTATTTGGCTCAAGATATGATATTCAAAGAGGTTGGGAACACAAACTTCAAAAACGACAATGTCCCATCTATTCTAAAGCCGCTTTTGGTTTCAAGAAAGTTTGTTGTCAATAGAACTCGCACAAACGTTTCTTTACAGTTTGGTAGCGGAAAGTCCGGAGAGTCTGGTATTATTGCTGACCCAGCAGCAGTCGCTATGGATGTATTCGGAAAATCCTATATTTCAGATATGACCTTCGATCCCTCCAGACTAACAAAAACAGAATCTATGGGAATGGTTCCCTCTGATACGGTATTGACTATTACATATCGCGTCACGAATCCAACAAACTCCAACTATTCTGTCGGATCAATCAACTCTGTTGCCTCTGTCTCCGCTGACTTCAATGATAGAGCCGCCCTAAATCAGAGCACTATACAGGAAGTAATAAACTCTTTTGAGGTATCCAATGAGGAGCCAATCGTTGGCGACGTTACTAACCCAACGCCAGACGAAATCAAAAGAAGAATTTACGACACTTTCCCAACACAGAATCGCGCCGTAACGCAGGCAGATTACGAAAACATGATTTATCGTATGCCTCCAAAATACGGATCTGTAAAAAGATGTTCCGTTCAAAGAGATCCGGATTCTCGAAGAAGAAATCTAAATGTTTATATCATTTCGGAGGATAGAAACGGGAACTTCACACAATCCAATAGCACAATAAAAAATAACTTAAAAACTTGGATGAACAATTATAGGATGTTGTCGGATACAATAGACGTATTAGATGCTTATATTATTAACTTTGGAATAGAGTTCGTGGTTCAGCCAAAGAAAGATACCGACAAGTTCACATTAGTAGATACATGTATCCAAAAACTGACTACAGAGTTTAACCAGACAAAATATTTTATTGGAGAACCAATCAGTATATCCGATATTTATACCAAGTTGTCTGAGGTTGAAGGCGTAAAGAGTGTATCAAGTGTTGTTATAAAAAATAAAAAGGGTGATAATTATTCTTCAGTTTCATTTGATATCAACGACAATACTTCGCCAGACGGATCTTCTGTTGTAATCCCTAAAAATGCGGTAGCAGAACTCAAGTTCCCATCAGTCGATATTACAGGAAAGATTAGATAATGGCTCTCAAAAGATATTTAGCAGATGCAGACAACACTATTGTCAATACTTATAAGTCCAACTTACTTGGAAGGGCGACTGGCTCTAATGCCGGATATGCCGATGTAATGGAAGTATATTCTATATATGGTCGTGAGGCTTCTGGTTCTCAGGAGCTATCTCGTATGCTCGTTAAATTTCCTGTTACAAGTATCAGCACCGATAGAGCCAGCGGAGATCTTCCCGCTGCTGGATCTGTTAGTTTCTACTTACGTTTATTTAACGCACAACATACCAAAACCGTACCAGAAGATTTTAAACTAGTTGTATCAGCGATTACTCGTGATTGGCAAGAGGGAACAGGTCTAGACCTAGACACTTATAAGGATGATACTAAGGGTAATATTGGATCCAACTGGATGTCTGCTTCCAACACAACTGCTTGGACTGCCCCCGGTGGAGACTACAACGATGGAGCAGGTTTCAGTTTCGAGCAGACTTTTGAGACTGGCTTGGAAGATGTCGAAGTCGATATTACTACTTTGGTAGAGAAATGGCTCGACTCTTCGCAGGCAAACTACGGTGTCGGTGTCCGCCTGTCTTCTTCCTACGAGGCATATGCGACCGCAGCAGATACCGCAGCAGACTCGGCAGTCGTTACAAACACTGACGGCGCAACAGTATCTTATTACACAAAACGCTTCTTTGCTCGTGGATCTCAGTACTTTTTCAAGCGTCCCGTCATTGAGGCTCGCTGGAACTCTCGCGTAACTGACGACAGAGGAAACTTTTACTATAGCAGTTCTTTGGCTCCCGCAGCCGATAACCTAAACACTCTTTATCTTTACAACTATGTTCGCGGTGTTCTAACAGATATCCCAGCCATCGGAACAGGAGAGATTTATGTAGATCTTTATTCTGGCTCTTCCGCTCCTGCTGGAGCAGCACTTGTACAATCGATTAATACCCCAGCAACTGGAGGCTGGGTTTCTACCGGTATTTACTCTTGCTCTGTTTGTCTAACCGCCGCCTCTACTCCGTTAACAACTTTATTTGATGTATGGTATTCGGGTTCTACTCAATATTTCACAAGCTCTATCACTCCAACAGTTCA